CTACGTCACCGCCGACAACAACAACGTGTTTTTTCGGGACGTAGTTCTCCCGTTCACCACCTCGCCTAGTTGCGCTCAACGGCTCGCCGTGCTGGAGCTGCGCCGCGCTCGGGAGGAAATCACGTTCTCGGCACGCTTCCGCCTTGAGGCGATGCAGGTCCGGGCTGGTGACACGGTGATGATTACCAACGAAAAACTCGGCTGGTCGTCGAAGGTCTTCGAGGTAATGGAATGGAACTTTGCGAGCGACGGGACGCCTCCGCAGGTGTTTATCGACATGACGCTTCGCGAGACCGCTTCGTCGGTTTACTCGTGGGCCGTCGGCGATCAAATCGCCGTGCCGGACTCGCCGAACACGACGTTGCCAGATCCGTTCACGCTCGGCGCGCCGACGAACCTTTCGCTCACGGCAGACGGCACGACGCAGCTCGTGCAGGCCGACGGCACGATCCTGCCGCGGATCCGCGTCGGCTGGACTCCACCGGCTGCGGAGTTCATCCAGTCGGGCGGCTCGGTCGTCATCGAATACAAGCCGGCCGCAAGCACGACCTACCTGACGTGGAACACGGTCGAGGGAGCGCAGACCGAGGACTTCATTTCGTCCGACATTACGATCGGCACGAACTACAACGTGCGGATTTACGGCGAGAGCTACTTTGGGATTTCGACAAGCTACCTCAGCGGGTCGATTACCGTCGCGCAGGACACGACGCCGCCTGCAACGCCAACCGGACTCAGCGCAGCCATCGGCACCGGCAAGGCCGTCTCGCTCGACTGGAACGACAACACCGAGCCGGACTTTTCGGAGTATGGCATTTACCGGAACGTCTCGGCAATCACGCCGGCCAACGCGAACACGGACAAGATCGCCGAGGTTCGCGCGTCGCGGTTCGTGGACACGGACGTAACCATTGGGACGACCTATTACTATTGGCTGACCGCTTACGATTCGGTTGAGAACGTCAGCGGCTTTACGAGCTACGTTCAAGCCACGCCGTCGGTCATCACGGCTGGGCCGATTGACCCGACTGCGCCGGCTACGCCTAACGCGCCGACGCTGATCAGCACCACGTTCTATGAATCGAGTGACGGCACGAGCTTTGCGGGCGTTTCGCTCACGGCTCCACCATTGCCATCCGGCGCGGTCGCGCTGGACGTGCTTTATCGTCGCACAGGAGCGAGCGATTTCATTATTGGAAACCAAATTACGTCTGTCATTTCCGTTGCGGTCAGCATCGACGATCTTTCCGTCGGCGAGCCTTACGAATTTGCAGCTCGTGGGATTTCGTTCTCGGGCGCATTGTCTCCCGTGTCTACGGTGCTCAGTCAGACCGCGCCGAGCAACACGACGCCGCCAAGCACATTAACAGGACTGACTCGGATCGCTGGCGATCAAGCTGACAAAGGTGCGGTGGTGCATCTCGGAAACGAGTATTACACGGCAGTCGTGACGTGGACAAAACCAAGCGACCGCGACATTGCGAATTACCAATGGGTAATAACGACAATAAACACCGACGCAGAAGCGGATGCTATTATTGCGTCAGGCGGGGGATTTCTGACTCGCGAAGAATACGCGCAAGCGGTCATCGGCACGCCAGCGGTTCAATATTTTCGCGTCCGAGCAATCAATCGCAGCGGCACCGCAGGAGCGTGGGCGGCTGCTGGCGACCTGTTCACATTCTACGCTCGGCAGCTCGGAGACGCGGCGATTCTCGACACTGGCACCACAGCAGGCACGGTCGCCGAAGGCGACGACTCCCGCATCACCGGCGCAGCTCAGAAAGCCTCAAACCTTTCTGACGTTGCCAGCCCGTCCACGGCTCGCGCAAACCTCGGCATAAATCGTTTCTCGCACGTTGAGATCTTCACATCCGTCGGCGCAGCGAGCACAACTTTCACGTTCACGCACTCCCTCGGCACGGTGCAGGACTACGTTCTCGCGCAGTGCGTGGACCCGGCGAACAACTTACTGATCGCGCACGATTACCCAGCAGCGGGCAACACGACCAACGCCACCGTGTTCAAAGTTGAGACCATCGACGGCTCCAACATCAGCGACGGCGGGCGGCGCTTCACGATTCATTTCGTGCAGTGATTCCGCGCTGAGTCTGTTTTTTCTTCAGACGTAAGCCGTTGACTATCAACGCGCACGGATTGCGTGTGATACTTCGCGCACATTTGGCTTCGCATCGCGGGGCGGATGTGTATGGTTTTCGCATCGGAGCAATCAAGCCCGACAACAAAACCCAAAATGACCAACACGATTCAAGCAGGACAAACCCTCAAAGCCCGCAGCGTTTGCGATTGGGACTGCATCTTCTCGGCGGAAGTGATCGAGCGCAAAGGGTCCTTCGTTACCCTCAAAGCGCAGGGCAACGTGAGTCGAAAAAAGGTAATGACCGACGACCAAGGCGAATACGTTTTTGCGCTCGGCAAATACTCGATGGCTCCGATCTTCCGCGCATGAGCCCGACCACCGCTCTTACCCACGCTCTGATCCTCGCGATCACCGCGCCCGACCAAGCACGCGCCGACCGCGCAATCGCTCTCGCCGAGTCAATCGGCGCGGGCTGCACGGCGAAGCAGATCGCAGCGGCGAAGCGCAACGCCTCGAAGCTCACCAAATGAAATCCACGCTCCTCCTCCTCGCGCTTGCGGCCACCGCTCACGCCGCTCCACCAGACTCATTCTTCCGCGCTCTGCACGTAGTCGAGACGAGCGGCCGCACCGGGCCGATTCTCGGCGACGGCGGGAAGGCGCTGGGACCGCTTCAGATCCATCGCGCATACCACGCGGACTCACGCGTTGCGGGCGATTACAGCCAAGTGGCCGATCTGGATTACAGCAAGCGCGTTGCCACCGCCTACCTCAAACGCCACGCTCCCGAGGCATGGAAGGCGGGCGACGTCGAGACGTTGGCTCGCGTGCACAACGGAGGGCCTCGCGGGCATCTCAAGGCGGCTACAAAAGGCTACGGCGTGCGGGTCAAGGCGCTTTCAAAATGAACCCACCCGACCAACCATGCCAAGCCACGCCCGCTGGTGATCTACGCCAGCAGATTATAGATAGCCGCGTGCCAAAAAATGAACGGGAGTGGTGGGCTTCCCGCGAGATTGAAAAGCTCGAACGAGCCCTCACCGCCGAGCGCGAAAAGGTGCGCGTGCTGCGCGAGGCGTTGGATGAAGCGCAAAGCTGCGGGGGACTCACTGGGAGCATTTTCATGCAAGCCCGCGCCGCCCTCGCCGCGACGGAGGCAAAGCCATGAACCCACCCAACCAACTCACCATCGCGCCGACGCCGAGAACGGATGCAGCCTACTTCGAGACCGGCGCAACCATGTATTCGCTCGCCGGTGAGATGAAGCTCCTCGAACGCGAACTCGCCGCCGCGAAAGCGGAGTGCGAGAGATTGACAGCTAACCAACGCCAACCAGCCGAGGACATTTTTGTCAGCCACCTTTGCGACGAACTCGCCCGCCTCCGCGCCGAGGTGGAGCGGTGGAAAACCGTTGCCGCCACGATGTCGCAGGAGCGCGAGCACAACGCCAACGAAACCGCCCTCAGCCGCGCCGAGGTGGAGCGGTTAAAAACGTGCGGCATCGTTGAAATCGCTGCGTCGAACTTAAGCGTGCTCGACTACTGCAAACACTGGGAAGCCCGAGCCGAGAAAGCCGAGGCCGAACTAATCACCGAGCGCGCGCGGCTGGATTACCTTGGTCTGCACATGGGCACACGTATGGTTGCCGAAGCTTTGAACTGTGACTACAGCAAATGCTTTCCGATCCGCGACGCCATCGACCTCGCGATGAAAAACGAAACCACCACTCCATGACCACCGAACAACACACCGAACTCCTCACCGAGCTGCGCGCCATCCGCGCCGCTCTCGAAAAGCCGAAGCCGATGCTCAGCCTGACGACTGCAACCGCAACAACCGCGACGCCGGACACTCTGCCGCTCCCGGCGATTGCAATCGCGGACGCCGGCAGCGTGCAGGTCCACTTCGGCAAGAACGCTGGCGTGCCACTCTCGGCACTCAGCGACAAGCAACTGCTCTGGTATGGCACCGAGCGTCCGGCGCAGCTCAAGAAGGACGGGACGCCATTCGCGCCACGCGAGGCGGACGTTCAGCTTCTTAACGCGTGCCGCACGCTCTGGCATCAGCGCAAGAGCGGCGCGCCAATCGCGCTCACGCCGCAGCCGGCAGACGACGGCGAGAACGTGCCGTTCTAAAACTTCTCGGCGGTTCCGAGCATAAACCTAACCCTCCGACGGCGCTCGTTCCGGTGCGAAAATAAGCGAGCAACACTTTCCCAAAAGGAAAACCCGCCGGCCAACGACGACCGGCGGGCAACACACGAAACACACACACGATACACTAACATGGACAACGTAAAAACAAACGAGATCGCGGTCGCAGAGACCGCTACCAAAGCACCGATTCAGTTCGGCCAACACGGCGTGCAGCTCCAATCAATCGACGAAGCTTTCCGCTTCGCCCGGGCCGTTGTCGCATCGGGCTGGGCACCGAAGGGCATGGAGAAACCCGAGAGCGTAATGATTGCCATCCAGTTTGGGATGGAAATCGGACTGACGCCGATGGCGGCGCTGCAAAACATGGCCGTGATTAACGGTCGCCCGGCAATCTACGGCGACGCGGCGCTGGCGCTGGTCCGCTCCAGCGGGCAGCTAGTGAGCTACAAAGAGCAGGAGGTCGGCGAGCCGGGCAAGGATTCGCACGGCTTCACCGTCACCGTGCAGCGCAAAGGATTCGACGCAGCGAGCGAGACGTTCACCTGCGGCGATGCAAAGGCCGCAAAACTTTGGGGCAAGGCCGGACCGTGGACCGACTACCCGAAGCGCATGATGAAATTCCGCGCACGGGGTTTCCTTCTCCGCGACCAGTTCGGCGACATTCTCAAGGGACTGCGAACCGCCGAAGAAGCGCGGGACATCCCAGCAGAGATCAACGTCACGCCGCTGGCCGACAAGCTCGCGGGCGGACTCAGCGACGCAATCAACAACTAATGAAACCACGCGAGAGAACATCAGGAATTCCGACCCGCCGCAAAGACGTGCACCTCGAAATCGCAAAGCCGAAGCGGAGGCAGGCCGTCGATGAGACGACTTACAGCCGAAACAAAATGGGCATCGCGGTGGACAGTCGCGGGCGATTCATCGGGCGGCGCGACATCGAAAAAGGCGCGGCACATTTCTGGGACTCACGAAGGAGCAAAAACACATGAGCAACGACAACGACACAAAACAGACAGCCATCATCAACGCGGCAACGGAGCAATTCCGCGCGCTGCTCGAAACAAACTTCCGCAGCATCGCGAAAGCGGCGCAAGACGGATTCATCGAGGACGAGGACCAGACGGAACCGAAGGCGAAAGCCTCGTTCACCGTCGAGTGGGACAGCCTCGCGCAAGCGCCGAAGGTCGGCGTGAAGATCGCGTGGTCGGTCCGATACAAAGACGAGTCGGAAACGGAGATCGATCCGCTGCAAAGCAAGCTGGGGCTGGAGGTGCAGCCATGAGCGCGCCAACCAACGACGGAGGGCCGGCGTTTCCAGTCATGTATGTCAGCGAAGGCATGACCCTGCGCGACTACTTCGCGGGGCAGGCGCTGGCAGCCGTCTTAGTCAGCCCGAATTACCGTGAAGCATCGACTAATGATGTTGTCGAGCGCGCCTACTGGTTTGCGGATGCAATGCTGGTCGAACGCATGGAGGAGCCCAATTGAACATCGAATCAAACGAGCAATATCACGCCAACCCGGCGATCAGTCACAGCAAGCTGGAGTGCTACCGCAGGCGGCCGGCGCTCTACTTCAAGAAATACGTGGCCAAGACTCTGGCGCCACCCGAGGACACCGGCGCTTTCCGACTCGGCTCAGCGGTGCATTGCGCGGTGCTCGAAGAAAAGGAATTCGCCTCGCGCTACATTTTGAAACCGGACTGCGACCGGCGCACGAAAGAGGGCAAGATCCAGTTCGCCGAGTTCTCCGCACAGCACGCGGACAAGACCTTGCTCGACCACGACGAGATGGCGCAGGTCGTGGCGATGCGCGAGGCGGTGGCGGCGCATCCAATCGCGTCGCGGCTACTCGCGGAAGGAACGCCAGAGATGACTTGGCGCAAAGTGCAGCCGAACGCACTGGGCGCTCTGCAATGTCGGACGGACTGGTTTGCTCCATGCGGCTGCGACATCAGCGAGTTTCACCCATATGCGCTGGATATCAAAACCGTTGAGTCACTCGACAGCGACGCGTTCCGCAACTTCGAGAGGGCTGCGTTCTCCTACGGCTATCATCGGCAAGCGGGATTCTATCTGCCGTTGATCAACGAAATCTTGGGCTATCCGGTCACGCGGATGTATTACGTTGCCGTGGAAAAGGTGGAGCCGTTCGGCGTCGCGGTTTACAAGCTCAGCGACGATGCGATTGCCAAGGGCCAAGACGAGAACATCGCGGACCTAGTGCGGCTCAAGCGCAGCCTCGAAACGAACGAGTGGCCGAACATCGAGCCGACGATTCACGAACTGAAACTGCCGGCGTGGTATGCGAAATGAAGACTAACCTCAAATACAAGTGGAGGATTCTGCTCGTCAGTCCCGAGAGTCGAATCACCGCGCACAAGTTCTGCACGTTCGAAGAGGCGCTGCTCACCGCCGACGAACTTGAGACCGAAGTCGAGTGGCTCGTGACCGGCGTATTCATTTCGCGACACCCAGAGCCATGAAAGAACTATTCGTCATCACCGTTGCGACCTCAGTCTGCACCAGCGCAATTTGCTTTTGGCTCGGCCACGCGCTCGGCAAACGACGCGGCCGCGACGAGCAATGGATCAGCGACTACCTCGCTTACGAACGGAAAACACAGGCCGGCCGGGACAACCTCGGACGGTTCAAAAAACGAAAGGCACCTTATGGTAAGATCAAAATCCCAGCACCAAAAAACGAATTCTGAGATCGACCGGCGACTGCTCGAAATGCAGTCACCAAGCGAGATCGTCCGAAACCTGCGCGGCGCCACGCTGAGCAATGTCCACGCACGGGCGCGGCGTATGAGTTTGGCGCTGCATCGCATCACGCCGGCCGAGCGAGACCATCTCGTCTGGCTTAGGAAGGGATCGAAGAAATGAAACCCCATCGACAACGTATAGCCATAGCGAAAGCGTGTGGCTTCAAATGGAGCGAATACTCGGACGAATTGGGGCAACTCGTCGCGGAGTTCACCCCCAACTACCTCAACGACTTGAACGCCATGGCCGAGGCGGAGAAGGTGTTGCAAGACGATAGAGAAGCTGCGTTTCGTGGATGGTTATGGCTTGCGCACGGACAACCGGAATTGCGGTGCGCTATCGTCCACGCCACCGCCGCCCAACGCGCCGAGGCTTTTCTCCGCACGATTGGCAAATGGGAGGATGACGAATGAACACGTTTATTTTTGGAGATCCGAAGGGCCAACCGAGGGCGCGAGCCTTCGCCCGCAAAATGGGCGCAAAGCACGTCGCGCGGATGTATGACTCGGACGTTGCCGACGCGTGGAAGCGGGCGGTGGACCTCGGGATTGAGCGCGAGCTAAAGGCGGCGGGGGCACTCGATCCGGTCGGAGCGTTCGAGTGCAAGCTGACCTTTTTCTTCCGCCGGCCGAAAAGCCACTACGGCAAAGGCGGGCACGTAAAGGCGAGCGCACCCATCTGCCACGTCTCGAAGCCGGACGCGGACAATCTGGCGAAGCTCGTGCTCGACCGCATCACGCGGGGCGGGCGGATCTGGC